TGCCATTACGTTTCTGCCGATGCGTCTTGCAGGACAACCATCACGTAAAAGTCCCCATCAGCCTCCTCGGTCGCTTGGTCAGCGCCGACATGGTTGATCGAAACTTTCGTGTGGTCGGTGTCTGCGGCAACAATGCGGCATGTCGTGACGTCGGTGACAGCCGTACCCTGCGCGTTCAACAGACGGGTGCCCGGCTTAGTGAACGTGATGGTGTAGAGGCCAGCGCCGGTTTCAGTGATCAAGCCATCGTTTGAGCCGATGAGCATGCCGGTACGGGTGAGCGTCCCGCCAGCGACAACAGAGCCGTCAACATAGAAGTACAGGTGCCGCACGCCGCGCTGTGGCGATTGAATTTCACGAAGCATGGAAACTCCCTTTAAAATTCTAAAGGACTAACGAGTGAGCACATGCCCACCCGTCAGCACTTTAGTTAGCGACTAATTAGGTCGCCAAGCCGTAGCGATAACCGTGGAACGTCGGCGCGATGTAATTCTCGTAGTAGCCGCCGTAGCGTGCCTCGTAGCTGTCTTCGTCGTTCGAGCGCAGGAAGACTGTGCCGTCGTCATCAAACCAACCGAAGTCTGGGCGATGGCGGACGTCAAGGAAGTTGTCGTTCAGGTAGTAGAGGCGATCATTCTCAACGAAACGCTCATAGATGAGCGGGATTGGACCGGCTGGGCTCATGTATTCGATGCCTTTGAACGAGATTTTGCCTTTCAAATTCTCGGCACGAGCTTCGATTGGGTACTCTTTCTTGTCTTCGAGAAGGTTGAGGATTTTGATGTATTGGGTGTAGCCCGCAACAATCAGGTTTGGCATCTGGCCGCTGCGGCGCTCAACACCAAGGATGTCCTCGTTCAGCATGTCGGTCGTGACGCCGGCGCTGCTGCTGTCGGCCTGCACTGGGGCTTGCCAGCGACGGCTGACGTTGACGCTGTAAAGCGTGCCGGACGTAGCTGCGAGTGCCGTGGCGATCGACGTTGGGTCGTTGTCTTTCGAGCCCTGCATGTAGATCTTGGCCCCCGTGGAGCCGGCTGCCAACACTGCTGCGGCAAGCGTGACGGACGTGCCGACAAGCTTGATTTGACGGGTGGATGGGACGACTTCTGAAACTACCAGGACCGTGCTTTCGGAACCGACGTTGACACCGTCTTGCTCCTCCCAGTTTGCTTCTTTCCACTGTGCGAGTGCGATGATGACCAGGTACGGGGAGGCCGTGGTGCCAGCGCCCGTCACTGCCGTGGCGGCATCGCCGCGGCCCAGCTCGCCGTTGTCCAGCGTGTTGAAAAGAATCCGGCTGGCGTTTCGCATGAAGGACTCAACGCCCTTCTTCACGGTGTGGCCGGTCTGCTTGATGAAGCTGCCGTCTTCGCCGTCCGCTGCCTTGATGGCTTCGCGGTCGATCTTGACCGTCGCGTAAACCTTTTTGGCGCGGATGATCGCGTCAGCTGCCGTGTCGGTGTTTGGCACTGGCAAAGAGCCCGAGCCCACGCCGCCGTTGAACGACGTCGGGATGGCTTCAACCAGATACTTGCCGGTGAATTTGTAGGACTTCTTGACGCGGGCTTGAATGACGTTCTTGCCGTTGTAGGTGTTCTCCGACACCTTGCCGTACTTCTCTTTGAACCATTCTGCATTGCTTGTAAGCGAAAATTGACCCATGACGCAAAAACTCCTTGAGCCCTGCTAAAAAGCGGGCGTGAAAAGCAAAGTGATTGTTGGCTTTGCGATCCCGAGAGGTTTTGGACTGTGGGTCAGCAGCAAGCTTGGGCGTCGTGGACGCCGCGAGTGTGGCCCTAGTGTTCCTCGAACGGATCTAAACGAACCTCAACGATCAAAGATCGTCAAAGAACATCGGTTCTGAATTTTTCCTGACTCTGGATTCTGACGGCTCCTCGGCGTGTGAAGCCGTAGCGGATCTCGCCACGCGCTTTGCCACGTTTTTCAGAGCTTTATTGTCGTCGCCGAATATCGCAGTCAGCTGTTTTGCCAGTTTTTCTGGAGTCAGCTGAGGATGGCGAAGCAAATCTGTAACTATGTCACCTAGTATAAGCTCAAAACGGTCATCATTGACAAGGTTTGGTAAAACCTCGTCGATAACGTCCATAGCCATGAACTTCCTGTCGGCATAAAGCACTTGGTCTTTAGTCACTTTGCCGTCAAAGTCTGGATCTTCCTTTTTCAAGTAGTCATGAACCGCCTTCTCAGCAGACGAATAGCGGTCTTCGTTTAAGCCGTAATCCTGCATAACCTTGGCGCGTTCTCTGGTTTGCGCTTCGGCCTTCTCGGTGTCCTGCACCGACTTGGTGCGCCGGTCGTGCAGCTTGTCTCGCCAGTTGCGGCGCTGGTCCTCAAACCACGCGTGCCGCTCCCTCTCGTCCATTTCAAAGACAGGCAGAAGGGCGTCGTACTGAGCCTTAAGCATCGAGTGCTTCAGCTCGACCGGGTCTTTCTTGGTCATCTCGGCCAGAAAGTCGAACGCCGCGTCTGGGTCTGTAAGCGCCTGGTCGTGAACGTTCTTGATGAGGCTATTGAGCCTGGTCTTTTCTTCGCTGAAGACCTTTTCTTTTTGTCCCACGTCGGCGATACGTTTGCGCCACTCGGTCTTGCCGTTGTAGTCGTTCACTAGGTCTTGAAGCGGGACCTCTACCTTTTCGCCGTTGACCGGAATGGTGAACGTGGCGTCACCGGCCAAGTCCATCTCTTTGTCGCCGACTCTGACCTTATGGTTTTTAAAGCCAGGCGCCGGCTTAGGCTTGTCGGCTTTGTCTTTAATCTCGCCGTCGTCGCCGACTTCTGCGGCAACCGCCTTGGCTTTTTTGGCATCCTTAGGCTCTGTCTTGTCTTTCGACTCGGCGGGCGCCTTGGCCTCAACCTTCTCGGCCTTGGGCTTTTTCTTTTTCTCGGCATCAATCTCGTCGGTGATGCGCTCGAAGTCCTCGAACGTTGCTGACGACCCGGCCCCCGTGTTGACTCCACCCTTTTCCGCACCGACTTCAACGTTGGGGTTGATGCCCGCGCCACTCGGTATAGCTACAGCTGCCTCGCCCATGTCTTAGACCTCCTGCATTGGTGTTGTCGCTTCAGCGCCGGGGGCTAGACCCTCTGGCGGTAGTGCGGTGAGGTCCATGCCCGGTGGCACTCCAGGAGCGGCGGGCTGTGCCATGGGGTCCATGCCTGGGGGCAGACCACCAGCAGCAGGGTCCATCGGCGGCAACATCTCTGGCATCGACATGCCCATCGACTCAGGCACGAAGAAATACGGGAAGCCCGGAAACTCCTGCATGACCGTGGCGAGGTACTGCGGGTTTTTCATCCCGATCTCGACCATGAACATTTCATGTGCGCCAGCGTGGTCTTTGGAGCGTTGCTGAGAATCCTTTGGCAGGTTCTCAAACGCCTCCTCGTTCATCTGACGCATGTGGGTGCGGTAGTGCTGCAGCTGAAACTCAAACTTCTCAGGCGCCTTGGGCTCCTTGCCCATCATGAGCCACTGGTTTTCGCCGTCAGCAGCGCGGATAGCGACCGTGACGATAGAGCGCAGGCGGTCCACTTCGCCTAGACCGAGAAGGTCAACGGCGTTGTCTTCGGGGACGATCCCCGGAAACTCTTTTTTAATGTCCAAAATGTACTGGAGACGAGCGGACTTTTGCTGCGGCAGGGCCGAAGCGTTCTTCGTTCTAACGTCACCGATGCCTCGCAGGTCAGCCAGCTTAAAGCTCTCGGCCTGGGCGGCGCGGTTACGGCCCAGGATCTTCTCAAGGCGACCGTCCTCGTCGGCGTAGTGGTCGGCCATCAGCCAAAGGTCATGCTTGGCAATGTTCAGCAGCGTCCTCGTGACGCCAGCCACGCCCACGGCAGCGCGGTCGGTCTCCTGCTCGTCAAGAAACGTCAAGGCGACGGCAGCGGTGATGCCCGTTGGCGGGTCGCCACGGCTGACACCGTAAACGTTCATAATCTGCTGGAGGTCCGTCTTGGCCTCGGTCTTCATGGCGATGTCGGAGCTGAGCTGCGGCTGCACAAGCTGCGGCGGCGTCGGTCCCCTAAAGCTGACAACCGACGTGTTGTTGCCGAGGCTCTCAACCTTGGCCGCACCCTTCGGCATAAACCACTTGGGGTGGGCGAACAGAAACTTATTCCGCACGTCCAAGCTGATGAGGTTGTTGTAGACGGCAAGTGGGCCACGCCCATGCGTCACCGTTGCGTCACCATTCATCACACCTGGCGTGTCGATATCGCCCGTCCTGACGAGTGGCAATATGGCGCGGTAGTCCTCGCCAACGTAGGGGTTGTCTTTGTTGATTAGCACGGCGCCACGTACAAACTTGACGTAGCGACCGCCATCAAGCTCGTCGGTGGACTTGTGGTAGAGGTGCACCACTTCGATCATGTTCTTGCGGCTGACTTCCTCGCACAGCTCGCCGTCCCAGTGGGAGGCGTAGGCGTCGGCTTCGATCTTGTCGGCCTTGCCTGGGTGCTGCGCCTTGACCGTTTCAATGTTCTTGTACTCGCGCCAAAAAACGTATTCGACCTGCTCCCAGTCGTCTTTGCGCTGACCGAACACGTCCCACGAAAAGAGCAGGCGGTGTTCGATATCACCGATGCGTTGTGGGCGGTCGATCCATAGCTTCTCGCCGTGGCTGTTAGAAAGCTGCTTACCGTTCTCGTCGATGAGCGGCAGCTTCGGAATGCCACCGTTCTTTCTGAGCTTGGCCAAGGCCGAGTAGATTTGACCCGACGTCATCTGCCGTGGGTCTTCTTTGAGCCCAGCTGCCTGAAAGACCGAGGCGATCCAGTCCATGGAGTACGGGCCAAGGTTCCTGTTCCAGAAGACGCCGACGAAGTCCTCGCCCAAGATCCGCTTGCGGCGGACGTGGCGCTGCATGAGGTAGTCGATGTCAACGTCGGACCGCGACCAAAAGCCTTCTATCAAGTCTTCGGCAATCTCGGACGTGATGCGGTCCTCATTGTCGTCGCTGCCAGGGTTGCAGCTAATGGCGCCCCGGTACTTGGTCATTCGGGCAACGTCCTGCTCGACCATGTCAACCATGTGGTTGTAGATCACACGCGGGTTCTTAGACTTGCTCGATGACGAGTTGGCCTGTGCGGCCTCGTCGCGGTCCCTGGTTTCCTTGCTGCGGAGGTGAATGCCGCGGTAGGTCGCCAGGTTCTTCTGCTGGTTGTTGATGCGCTCGGTCGCTTGGTCTTTGAGGTGAGCCAGCTCACCGTTGAGCCACTCCAGAACCCGTTCTTCGTCGTCCATCTTGATCGACCAGAACGGCTCGATGGGACCCGTCTTACCAATCTCGTTCTCAAGCCCAAGGTCAAAGTCAAAACCAGCCATCGGTTATATCTCCCCGCCCATTTGTTTTGTGCGCCGGTCATGAATCTTGTTTACGTTGCTGTAGGCCTCGTCTTCCATATCTTCCATGGACTGACTCATGGTGCCGTCGTCGTCGGCTTGGCCCGTCTTGGGATGATCCTCAAGCGGCACGAACTGGACTTGGTGGGTGGACTTCTTAAAAGCCTCCATGTCGATCTTTACCTGCGCGGCCCACAGCACAGCGACCGCCGACATGAACAGCGAAAAAAGACAAAGCACCGCCAGGGCGGGCATCACCCACTCCATAAGACCTCCAGTTTCATCAATTGTAGAATCGGGCTAAAAGTCAGCTAGCCCGCCGTAATCGGCCTCGTCGTCGTCGCTCTCTAAATCTTGCTCAGGTGTTCTGAATCTTGGCAGGTCGTCTTTGTCCGGCGCTTCCGGCTCATTCTCTGGGCGTAGGTCAACGCCGGCTGCTGAATTTCCATACCTATCGCAATCGACGGCATGGTCGTCACAGTCCTTGCGAGGTTTACCGCTCGCCGGATCTCTGATGAAGTTTTCATATTCACGTACCAAATTTCTGCACCGATCCGAGATTATTGTCAATCCGCTGAGCATTTGATCCTTGAGCAGCGATAGCCCCACATCGATAGGACTGTCGGCTTTTCTGGTCGGTACGAACGTCTCGTCAAAGCTGTTGCCGGCCTCCACTGCGAACCACGTGGCAGCCTCGTCGTAGGTCTGCTCCCACTCGATGCCGTAGGCCTCGTAGCCAGGGCATAGCTCCTCTTTCATCGCCTGAATACGCGGGACAATGCGGGAGGTTGAAGTCTCGCCCTGGTTGCGCTCGTAGATCTCGTCAAGGCGGTACACCTTGCGGTTGTAGGGGTTCACAGCGCGAAACAAAACGGCGAACACGGTCGAGTTTCCAGGGTCGCAGACGACCTGCCAAATCAGCTTCTTTCTGTCCTTCACCAGCTCAGCCATCACCTCGGCGTGCGGCCGGACGTGAACGGCTGGGTCAAACATCGGGAAGATGGAGTTAGAGCCGCCACGCACACGCCTGGCGCCGTACTCACGCTCCCACACGTCGCCTTCGCCACGCATGTAGAGCGTCGCCTTCTCTTTGGCCAGCCACGCCTTAGGCATGTGCGGGTTGACCCACGTCGGATAGTTGAAGTGGTTCGTCCCTTTGACCAGCCCCTTCATCATGCCGTCGTAGTGGTGGAGCTCCATCTGTTCTGGTGGCGTTGAGCAGATGAGCAGCGGCGCCGTGTAGACGCCAAGGTTCGGGCCCATCACCTGATGAAACTCAGGGCGGAAGTCGCGAAACTCATCATAGACGCAGCTGTGCGGTTCAGTGCCGCGGTGGCTGTTGAAGTTGTCCGACCCGTCCACCTTGATGAAGCTGCCGTTAGTGAACCTAATCCGCATCTCAGTGTTGTTGGGCTCGCCGGCTATGTACTCAGGTGGGCCAAACGACTGAAGGCGTCCAGCTGCCCAAAAGATCTCTTTGGCCTGCTTTTGCTCGGGTGCAAAGTAGTAGTGCCCGCCCGGCACTGTCAGTGCGCGACGCCACAGAAAGTAGGCGATGACTTCGGTCTTGCCAAACTTCCGCCCACACTCTGAGAAGACGACCGATTCCATGTGGGCGAACAGCGCGTTTAGAATCTTCTGCTGCGCCGGATGCGGCTGCCACCGGCTGTTCAGGTCGGTGATGATCTTGGCAAAGTAGAGGGCGGGGTCAGTCAAGAGACGATCAGCTTAACGGGCGTGTACGTCTGCTCGTTCGGCAGCACCAGGCGGCTCTTCGCGTCTTCGGCGAGCAGGATAGGACGCAGCTGGTTTTTCAGCCGGCCGCATGCTTCCGCCACGACGCGGTCCTGTCTGTCCTCTGGCCAACTAGGGAAGTCGGCCGGCAGCATCTCGTCGTACTCAGCATTCTTATAGCGCAGCACCGCCCACCAGCTCATGCCGGTGAAGGTTGACGGGCGAGTTTCAAGGCGGAATTCAGCGTCGTCATGTGTGGCGTTCATTCGGCTTCCAGCGCGGCGATGGCTGATTAAAAGTCACTCTTTAACAAAAGGGAGCGGACAGCGCAGTCCTTCGCCTCAAGAAGTTTTCTGAGCATCGTTGTGGTTTCTGCGTTGCCTGGAAGATCCAGCCACATCTTTTCGGCTAGGTCGCCAAAAGGCTTGCTCACGGCTTGCAGATGAGCTGGCAGGTGGTTGTACCCGAAAAACTGGAGCAGGTAGCTCCGTGTCCTAGACGCTTGCTCACTCATTACTTAACCCCTCTCGTAAAGTTCCAAGGTTTTCTGTCTTCATCACCGTTGCTAGCAAAACCAAGCTCGAAAGCGTACATGTTTCAGTTTTAATTTTTGGTGTCACTTCAGCCATCCAAACCTCATGCTAGATCCTCGTCCTTAACGCCTTCGATAGCAGGGGTGACGGCGTAGTCTTCAGCGAGCGACTGCAAAGCTTCCTCCCTCGTCGGAAGTTGAAACGTCATGTTGCCCTCTAGCTCGACCACGTCTTTGACCTTGCCGACAAGCCGCGACATCAGCGCCTCAAGACGAACCGGGTCGCCCATCTTCACAGCCTTGGCGATGACCGACGCAATCATCAGCTCGCCCATCTGCGCGTTCTCGCGCTCTAGCAGGTTCTTCAGCTGGAATTTGTCGTACTTCCACAGCTTCCAAATCAAAAGGCGCATCTCAGTCGGCGTACAGTCTTTCAACTCGGCTGGAGTTTTTGCCCGACCGTTTGGATTTCCCGATTTGCCTTTGACAAAAACCATTGCTTCCCGAATTGATCCCAAGCGGGATGATATCTAATTAGAAAGTGTGGCTGTCTTGCCGGTGAACTGCTCCCACCTGGTCAAAATCACGTCGCAATATCTGGCGTCGATTTCCATTCCGAAACATTTGCGCTTGGTTTTTTCGCAGGCGATGAGCGTTGAGCCGGAGCCGAGGAAGAGGTCGAGGACG